CGCCGGTAGGGGATGGCCGGACAGGGGCGGGGGTCTGCGGCACTATGGCAGCGCCTTGCCCTGAATAGGATGATGCCCCCCAAATGCTGAGACGAACGAGGAAGACGAAGCGGCGACTGGTAGCTGCCCTGGCCGATATGCACGCCGGCCACGTCTTGGGTTTGCTGAATCCTGAAACCGTGCTGGTGCGGCAACTCGATGAGCACGGCGAATACGAGGAGTGGACGCCGGAGCTGACGTCTACCCAGCGGCTGTTGTGGACGGTGTACGGAACGCACCTTAACAGGTTGCGAGAGCTGGCTGGCAAAGACGAAATCATTGTATTCTATCTGGGCGATGCCACTCATGGGACGAAATATGCACAAGGGTTGATCGCCGATGTGTCGCGTTCCCAGCAGCGGGTCATCGCAAAATGGAACCTGAAGCCGCTTATCAGCTTGCCAAATGTCAAGGTGGCTCGCCTGTTCACGGGCACGGCCGCTCACGTTTGGCCCGGAAATGCGGAAGCCAAAATCGCCTGGATGCTGCGGAACGAGCACCCGTCGAAGTCCATCCAGTCGGTTCACCATAGCCGGACGCGAGTTGACGGCGTGCTATTCGACACGGCACATCACGGGCCGCATCCTGGAAGCCGGGACTGGTTGCATGGCAATGTGGCGCTGTACTATCTGAGGGATAGGATCTACCGCGACAGGCGTATGGGCAAAGAGCCGTCGCGGGTGTACGCTCGGGGCCATCGGCATGTGTGGGTACACATACCGTTTATCGACAGGTGGCAGGGGCATGACACGAAGCATGATTTGACGGTGCTTCCATCCTATTCCGGCCTGACGGCGTTCGCCAGACAAATCACGCAATCGGAACCAGAGCTGACTGTCGGCATGTGCGTGTACGAGATTGTGGATGGCAAGCTGGCTGATATTCACCCGTTCATCCACTATGAGGATCTGCGCCTGGAGGAAACGCTGTGAAGGCGCAGCGGCGGCATGAAGGCGAGAAACGTGTCAGGCGCGTGATGCGGATTTTCCGCCAGCGCCATAATTGGCTGGAGCAAAGATATCCCGGCACTTATACCGACGACGGCGAGCTTGCCAAGATGATGATTTCAACTAGGGTTCCGTGCTCCTGCTTCATGTGCGGAAATCCGCGCCGGTACTTCGGAGAGAAGACGATACAGGAACGCCGTGCGGATGAGGCGTTTATTGCAGAACTGGAAACGCTGTGACACTCACCGACGAACAGCGCAGCGCCATCCTCGATGAGATCATCCTGGCCACCACGCCAGCAAAGCGCCAGGCGTACCAGTTCACGCGCCGGGAGTACCAGGAGCAGAGAGGCATCACGCAGGCACAGGCACGAACGCTACTACAGAACGCAGTGAAAGCGGGGCAACTATTGAAAGCACGGTTGTTGGTACAGGGAAAGTGGTGCGACGTGTTCTGGCGGCCGCAGGATGAGCCGGAAGATGACCGCGAGTCGCAAGCGTCTCGCGAGAGCTAGTCGTGAATCGTCTAGTGTCGTCTTCTTCCTCCTTTCTCAAGCCCGCGTCAGGCGACTGGGGCGCGGCTGGCGCGGGCGAAAGGGGTGATGGGTGACGGAATCAGTGTTTGGGGCGGTTCTTTGCATATTGTGGGTGGGCGTAATCTTCTGCCTTGCAAGGGGTGTGAGCGCCTGGTTGGATTCAAGGGATGAGCATGTCTGACACCGCCACCTTTTCAGCCAAAGATTACATTGAATATCAGATGGCGGACGGCACCATCGTCTTAGAAGATGTAGGGGGTGACTACATCGACACAGGCGATGCACTAGTGCCAATCACGGTCGCTGAAGAAATGGGCATGGTTATCCGCTGGCTGTGGACGCCCACAGGATATGTTGCCGATGCCCGATGACACCGCCACCTTCCGTGCCACTCTACCGCCGATCTTGTCGGCGATCCGAATGGCAGGCGACGGCGGGATGCGGGTGATGTTTGACGTGCCGGAAAGCGATATGCCCGAGGCGCTGAAGCTGTTGATGTGGAAGGGGCGGGTGTGGAAGGTTACGATTGAGCCGGAAACAGACGGAAGCAAGACGGGTTTCAGGCGATAGCAAGACAAATGCGGACGAATGCGGACAAAACTTTTGAGGAGCTAATTGAGGGCCTAACCCCACTACAGCTTGATTGGCTCAGTAAGCGCCTTGATAGCAAAAGTGACAGGGAGGCCAGTAGAGAGGCTGGCATCTGCAAAGATCAGCCTGGGCGATGGAAGGCAGAGGGCATTCCGCTAGACGATATTGTTGCAGCAGCGAAGCAGGATGGCGTTATTCTTGTCAAGCGGAGATTGGAGCGCGATGTCAATTGGGCATATGATGTGAAGCGAGAGGGATTGCGTTCACGTTCTGAGACAATTCGGCAAACTACAGCAAGTGAAATCTTGGATCGCACAATCGGCAGGGCGACACAAAAACAAGCAGTGGACGTCACCACCAAGGGCGAATCGTTGAATGAAGGACGATTTACCGACGAACGACATGCTCGGGCAATGGTATCACTCCTTGATGCCTTCCGAGCAGGATTGTTACGACCAGATAGCGACGAACAAGGCGCTATGGATACCGGATAGTGCGCCACAAACAGCGGCTGTGTTCTGCAAGGCGGATGAACTATTCTACGGCGGACAGGCCGGCGGGGGGAAATCGGACCTCGTTCTGGGCCTGAGCATCATTGCACATGAAAAATCTATTATCTTTCGCAGGGAATTCGCCCAGCTTACGGCGCTAATTGAACGCAGCCGTGAGATTCTAACAGATATTGCCCGCTACAATGGGCAGGAGCACATCTGGCGGGATATTCCGAATGGGCGCACGCTGGAGTTCGGCGGCGTACAGCACGAGGATGACAAGCGCCGATACCAAGGGCGACCGCACGATCTCAAGGCATTCGATGAAGTGTCAGAATTCACCGAAAGCCAGTTTCGGTTTCTGACAGGCTGGGCAAGGTCCACGAATCCCAATCAGCGGGTGCGAATCGTAGCCACTGGAAACCCGCCGACGCACGCCGAAGGTATGTGGGTCATCGAGTATTGGGCACCTTGGCTAGATGACCAACACCCGAATCCGGCGAAGCCAGGGGATCTGCGCTGGTTTGCGGTTGTCGGCGGCAAGGACGCGGAGGTGGATGGGCCGGAACCGTTCGTGCATGAGGGCGAAACCATTCTGCCCAAATCGCGGACCTTCATCCCAGCGGCCCTATCGGACAATACGTATCTGGCTGAATCGGGATATGCGGCCATCCTACAAGGGCTACCAGAACCACTGCGGTCACAGCTCTTATATGGCGATTTCAGCATTGGGGTGCAGGATGACCCGTGGCAGGTGATACCGACAGAATGGGTGAGGGCTGCATTCCGAAGATATGAAGAAGGCCCAAAGCCTGACACACCGCTAGAAACGCTGGGGGTGGATGTAGCTCGGGGTGGCGATGACCAGACAGTGATTTGCAAGCGTCACGGGTACTGGTTTCCACCGTTGCTGAAGTATCCCGGTAGAGATACGGACGATGGGCCGAAAGCGGCAGCGATGGTGATGCGTGCGTTGGGTGACAATCGCGCCCAGATTAACATTGACGTGATCGGCATTGGTTCCTCGGCCTATGATTCCTTGGTAGGTCAGAATTTCGCCGTGACTGGCGTGAATTTCGCAGCGAAGTCGGGCGCGATGGACCGGGCAGGCCAATTGACGATGCGGAACAAGCGAGCCGAGGCGTATTGGAAGGCGAGAGAAAGCCTCGATCCAGCCAAGGGAGATGCGCTGGCAATAGCACCAGATAATGAACTACTGGCAGATTTGACCGCGCCGAAGTGGAAGATAACGCCGCAGGGCATCCAGATTGAGAGCAAGGTAGAGATCCAGAAACGCATAGGACGCTCCACGGACTGCGGGGATGCTTTCGTGCTGGCGTTGCTGGGTGACACCGGCTTCACCTGGGGCTTCATCTAGCGGAGGAGCAACCCGAAAGGAGTGCAGGATGGACACCATCAAGATCGAGATGGTAGGCATCGGC